CGGCGGAGTTATGACGGCTTGCCCCGTCTAAAATCGCTTCTAAGATAGGCGTAATTAACGCCTGTAAATTATCAACACCTTCGTTTGCTTGAATGAATGCGTCGACGTCTCTGAATAGAGATGCTAACGTGTTTGAGGATTTTACGTCATCTCGCACAGCATTATAGATGGATTGCCCAGCCAGTTTGGCCGTGTCCAAAGTAACTAAAGACGTATTTTGATTTTGATTTTGAGTAGCCATTTTCTTAAATCCTAATATTGTGAAGGTATGAACAATTCACACCTTGAAAAGTAACCCTAAAATTTGGGCATAGTTCGGCCATACCTTGACCTATGTAATGCGGCTTTCCTTGCCTTGGGGTGAATTATCCCGGATTGAGACGACAACGGAGAAATTGGCCTAGGGTTAATTAACATAGACCCCGTCCATGCCCCGCCAGACGTGGGCTGGAGGGGAGGTTATAGGCCCCTCCCAGAAATTTCCTAAACTTCAAATCCACAGTCAGACAAGGACTATGCCAACCTTCAAATCCACAGTCATACAAGGCCTATAAAAACTATAAAAATTATTTTCCTAAACTTCAAAACCACACCAGAGATATAATCCACACTCACTATATGGAGACCCACACATGGACATCGTAATCAACGGACTGACCCACAACATTCCTGTAGAAAACACGTTCAAGCACCCCACAAACACGGTCAGCTATGAAACTCTGCTCTCATTAGCAGGCTACCGATACGACGCCATCGCCACCGTCACCTACAGCCACCCCTCTCGAGAAGGGATCCTTACCAAACGTAAGCTCTGCGTCTTAGAGCCGGGCATGATTTTTAACATTGGTGTCACAGGAAATAGCTAAACTGCTATCTGCCAATAACTATGGAGAACTTATGAAGAAGATCATCGCCCTTTGCATTTTCGCTGGCCTTGCCGGTTGCGCTTCACTACCTGTCCCGACCGCTTATGAGTTGGCGCATGCGGATTATGGTGATGAACCAGGAAAGTACGACTTCGGAGGGATCAAAGGACGTATCCAAGGTACTTACCGGTTCCCAGATCCAGATTCTACTATCTGGAAAATTGGCACAGAAAGAGGTTACGTATACTCTGATACACACCAAATCCTATATGGGTACCATGTATATATCACCTTGAACACTAAAAATCTTTACGGAGGATATAGTGGTGAGCAAGTGGTCTCTCGGGCATTTCTAAAAGTAAAAAGAGGAACCCATGCGTACTGTTGGGAAAACCACTGTGGACAGTATTGACAAATCTACTTCTGTAGACTAGTATCCAAGCCTCAAGGAACCCACTTTAAAAGGAATTTATTATGGTCGCCAAAGGTTACCTCATTGACGCGTTCGCAAAACTTATCCTCGACAACCAATTCTGGTCTGATTGCAAAGTTTTTGTGGCAGATGCTTCAGGTAAAACTGAATTAACTGGTCCAGAAAAGAAAGCCAAAGTCTCTAAAGACTTATTCACCATCTTCGGTACGCTGGGTGATGCTATTTTCAATCTTGGGATTGAATTGGCATTGGCTTACGTCAAATCACAAGCCACTAATAAGGCCTAAGTCATGATGATGCTCCAGGTTTTGATCGGAGCTATCCTATTGTGCGTCTGTTTCGTTCTGTATCTGTTTGTGATATTGATGAATGGGCGCACATTCTGGGCTGTTTGTGGTCCGGACATCAGGAAATACTTTAATTTCAAGTGGTTTACGGATGTTTTTGAGTGGACTGGTAAATAATTTACCCACTCAGTCTGGAAATACACGAGTTCCCCTTTACTCTGCTGTTAGTCACCCCTAGACTCGGATCCCGAAGGACTGCCATTGATAGGCAAATTATTTCTGCAAGGATGCAGGGACAAGGATGTTACTTATTACTCACCATAGCGGCCCACGTCTATGTCATTGTTGAAAAAGTTCGACTCTATTGATCCCCATGAGTTAGTTGACTTCCTGATCCAACGCAAAACTATCCTGCCCAAGGATGTTAAGCAGCGGCTTCAGGATAATTTCGCATCCAATAGTGAAACTCCCGATGGCAAAGAGGATTTTGATCTACGACAAGAAGTTATTGATCAAATGATGGCAGTTAGGGCGTTACGTCGGTCGGTGGTTAGTGCCAACGGGCGTTTAGAAGCTGGCACACGGGACACGAAGGAGGCGCTTTCTGCCTCCACCTCACTATTATCACTGCTCACCAAGATCCAGGCGGAAGTTTGGAACATGGATCGGATCAGAACCATCCAGAAAACCACTATTGATGTGTTGAAGGACATCGACCCTGCCCTACAAAACACCTTTGTCACTCTGCTCGAAGAACGTCTAAAGGTTTTTCGCTAGATGTGGGATAACTGGGAACTACCTGAAATAATGCTGGCCACCGTTGTGGTTATTGTTGTTGGTTGGTGGTCATTAACACACCCATTACTGACTTAACCACCCACAGGACATGGAATGTCTGACCTTTACTCTGAATATACTCAACAAGTTCGCGATGCCCTAGAGCGTAAGTCTGCGCTGGGCAGGTTGTCATATTGGTTAGAGAAGCACACCACTTACAGTGGGGTGCCATATAGCTTTAAGGGCCACGAATTCCAAAGAGCTATTATTGACAGCAAGCACAATAACACTGTCATCATTAAACCGTCCCAGGTAGGTTTAACTGAGGCAGGGGCGAGGTTGATTCTTGGCTTCCTGGCGGTGGAGGCGAACGCGGTATCTATGTATCTTCTGCCGACAGTGGGGGAAGTACAGAGGGCGGTGAAGTCTCGATTCGACCCGATCATCAGGTCATCCCCTTATCTGCGCTCTATCGTTAACCCTGGCTCGGATTCCTCCTCGTTTAAGCAGATTGGTGATAGCCAGTTGGTGACAGGGGGGACGTTTGGGAAGGCGATTATCTCGATTCCAACGGACCTATTATCAATTGACGAGCTTGATTTCTGCAATCAGGAGAATGTAGCGACGGCAGAGTCTCGGTTAACTCATAGCCGGTTTATTGATGAGGCGACGGGGGCTCGAGGGATCAAACGTAAGTGGAGTACACCCACGGCGGTGGGGGTTGGAGTGGATGGGTTGTTTGCCCAGTCCAATCAGTTCCGCCGACTAGTTAAGTGTAAGCATTGTGGTCACCACTTCTGGCCGCAGTTCTTGAAGAATGTTGTAGTGCGAGGGTGGGATAGGCCGATGGAGGATTTATCCTACATTGACGCGGCGAGTTTGGATGAGCGTGGGTTGTTGGCCACGGCCAAGATGCTGTGTGAGTCCTGTCATGGGGTGATCACCAAGGACAACCTCAGAGCCGATTATCGTGAGTGGGTGGCGGAGTATCCTTCTCGTGCTCATCAAGAAGGATTTCATGTTACTCCTTTCGACTTACCGGATTTCCATAGCCCTGAATCAATCCTACGGAAGCTGATCGACTACCGGAATAATGTTAACCACTTCCATAATTTTGTATTGGGCTTAGCCCATTCCGACGCCTCCAACTCAATCATTGACGAGAGCGTTAAGTCTGCCACTACAATCCATCCGATCACGCCGGAAGCGGCTGAGAGAGGCGGGGTATCTGGTTGTGTAGCAGGGTTGGACGGTGGGCGGACGTCCTGGTTGGTGATTGGCAAACCTAACTACGTGACTAAGGGGATTGATGTGGTGTGGGTTGAACAAATCCGGTTGAAGGGTGATGAGGATGATGATCTAAAGCAAACCATCCTCAAACGTCTGAGACAATATGGAGTTGTGAAGCTCGTATCTGATGCTCTGCCCTACACACCTACCATTTTAGCAATTCAGAAAAGTATGCCGGTAGGTTGGGTATTACCTAACTTCTACACTCTGCGGGATAAGAAGCTCCCTCTTTATGTGATCAATGAAAAGGACCATGTGATTTCCTCAAACCGTACCAAAACCCTTAACCTTACTGTTAAGAAGATTAACGCAGGGGAAATTCAGTGGCCGATAGTAGAGGAGATGGCAACGGTCAGGAAGCATTTACAAGGGATGAAGCGGGTTGACCGGATCACTGATGCTGGGGAAGAAGAGTCAGAGTGGATTAAATCTGGGGATGACCATTATTTCCATGCAGCTAACTATCTGGTGATGGCATCTGAACTGGTTGATATAGGAGTAGGAGGGTGGGCTCCGGTACCCAGTATCTCAGAAGTAGTGGTCGGATCAAAACATATTGATTGAAATTGATTTGTAAGTAATAATTACCCGTAGTACGCCACGTTGACAGGATGTCAACACCCAATTTGACACGGATGTCTGATGGCCAGAACCCCTAGTAAAAGACCAAATAGCAAGGCTCCGGCAACCTCCCTGGTATTGCCACGCAAACTTGTCTCTGGTATTCAGACGGTCGACGTGTCGACCAATCGCGGTACGGACATCCCGTTACCTGACGCGGCTCCATTCTATTTCAACAAAGACATTTCCGCTGTGCGGACTATGGCCAACCCGTATGATGCGATGCGGGCGTTGGTCAAGATCTCCGGCGATGTCTCGATGGCTGTCACTTCCTATGTCAGGCTGGCCAATACCGAATTAACCTTCAAAGTCTACGACTCACAACATCAACTTTCTGATGAAGGGATGTTGACCTTGAGATCCTGGCTAGCTTCTCTCACTAACCTCAATGACTATACCTACGGGTATGACGACCGGATCCCTTTGGTAGGGTTATCGGAAACTCTGTTGAATGAAATTATGCTGACTGGGGCTTGCGCCCTGGAGTTGGTATTAGATAAAGCTAGGCTACCATTCCGATTACAACCGGTATCCCCTTCGAAGTTGAAATGGCGGATCAGTGACCTTGATACTGGTAATGGTATCACCCACAAAGTTATTCCCTGGCAGCAACAACAAGGTGCCACGGTTATATTGGATGTGCCTACTTTTTTCACTGCCCGGTTGGACCATGACGTCACCTTGACGTACCCGAAACCTCCCCTTGAAGCGGCCTTAAACGCAGCAGTATTTTCTGCTGAAGTCATGCAGGATATTCGCCGGGCAGTTCGCAGGTCTGGACACAGTCGTCTGTTGGTAACCTTGAACAGTGAGCAGCTGCAGCAAGCTGCACCTTTGGATACTCGAGGCGATGCATCAAAAATGCAGGCCTGGATGGAGACTGTCCGGGCTAGTTTGGAAACTCAATTGGCAGGATTGAATCCGGAATCTGGCTTAGTGGTATTTGACTCGGTCACAGCAGAATATTTAAATTCTGAAATCGGGGCAGCTTCTGATTATGGTCCATTTATGGACGTAGTTGATGGGCAAACTGCCACAGCTTTACGTACTCCCCCCTCAATTCTAGGTAAACGGATGGGTGGATCACAAGATGTGTCCAGCTCTGAATCACTATTGTTCTTGAAACATGTGGAAGGTATTCGCCCACCGTTGGAAGCAGTCTTCTCACGGGCGATGACGCTGGCGATGCGGCTGTTGGGATTTGATGGTTACGTCACTGCGAAATATACCTCAGTTGAGCTTAGGCCGTCCACCGAGCTCGAGGCCTTCAAACAGATGAAACAAGCTCGAGTTCTGGAAATGTTGTCGCTAGGATTCCTTACTGATCAAGAAGCAGCGGAAGAGCTTGGCTCAGGTACCCGTGCGATAGGCGCTCCTCCCTTATCTGGTACCCAATTCTATGGTAAGAGCACAGCTGCAATGGATCCTGGCGCAATAGCCAATGGCGGCGACCCTGCCAAACGCGCTTTAACTGGTAACGCCCCTAAGAAAGCTGGCGGAAAAAGTCAATAATTCACGGATGAGAAACATGATCGCAAAAGATATTGAGTTTGAATTAAGTAAAGCAGCACAACAATTTGGGGTGCCTTTACCGATCCTGGTGGGCCTAGCTATGGCTGAGAGCTCGGGACAATGGGCCTTATTACGCCATGAGCCTAATTACCGCTGGGTGTGGGACGTTAAGTTAAACAAACCATTCCGCAAATTGACCGTGCATGAGGCAATGGCCAGTTCACCTCCGTCAGATTTCCCGTATTACTCCTCACTCAGCAATGCCAAGTCAGAGTGGATAAATCAACGCACTTCCTTTGGCCCTCTGCAAGTGATGGGAGCAGTAGCCAGGGAGTTAGGCTTCATCGGTAACCTAAACAATTTACTCTACAAAGATGGGATCTTCTACGGTGCGAAGCATTTCGCCAATCTGTTCGACCGGTTCTTCGATGAACATAACATCTCCGGGGTAGTGTCCGCATACAACTGTGGTCGACCTGACCCCTCCTTAAACCAAGTCTATGTTAACAAAGTACTGGCGACCGCTGAACGGTACATCAACTCCCAGGAGCCTAAATGAACAATATTTCTACTATGGTTTCTGATGGGACCTTAACTGTTGTGGGCTCAATAATTTCTGGTGTAGCTGCGGCATTATGGGCATTGATGCGCTGGACCATTGGGCGCTTTGATCACCATGACGAACGCATCACTAAGTTAGAAAGGAACTCGGTTGATCAAGAGACATTCGATACGACTGTGACCAATATGTACAGTAAAGTGGAGGAAGGTTTCCGCCACGTTAACATCAGATTGGATACCCTTTACAATTTACTTGCATCAAAAAATTGATATTTAGTTAGGATTGGTCCAGAATACCACCTCATGGATGTTTTTATGGCTAGGATGCCTGAATTATGGATAATGAACTTTGGCTAGGAAGCCTATCGCTTTACCAAGCAGATCTTGCACAGCAAGAGCTGGTTGCTTCCGCGTTGCTGGCAGGAACCCTGTCTCAGAACGATTACCAAGACAACACCCCAGAAAACTTCACCCTCTTCGGTAACATCGCTGTCATCGACGTCATTGGTACGCTCACCAATGATGATTCGTGGTGGACAGCCATGATGGGTGATACATCCTACAATCAGATTCGCCGCAGCCTTATTGAGGCAGCCACTCATTCTGATGTCCAGTCCATCGTCCTGAATATTGATTCGGGGGGTGGTACCCCTAATGGCCTCTCCGATGTCGGAGATATGGTCAGACAAATCACGGCTTCTGGTATCCCAGTACATGCATACTCAGGCGGCATTATGGCGTCTGCTGCTTACTGGCTGGGATCTTCTGCTACTCGAGTTCACTGTGGTGAAACGGCAAACGTCGGAAGTATCGGCGTTATCTCTATCCATAAAGAATATACCGACGCCTTCAAGAAAGACGGCATCAAAGTCACTGTCTTCCGGGCTGGCGAAGAAAAAGCCCTTAGTAACCCCTATGAAAAACTAACCGAGAAAGCCAGGGAAAATATCCAGGCCCAGATCGATGCCCTCTATGACGTCTTCGTCACACGCATCGCCGAATATCGTTTAGTCACCCCTGATTTTGTCCGTACTCACATGGCAGACGGACGCGAATTTATTGGCCAACAAGCAGTGGATGCTGGGTTGGCTGATGATATCACCTCCTTGGATGACCTCATCACCGGTCTTCAATCCAAGATTGACAAGAAAACTGCCGGTAAGGAGACCCCAATGGCACGTAAATCAACAGTATTAACTCAAGCTCAGCGAGACGCGATGATGGAAGGTGTTCCTACTCCTGTCGCCTTAGCTATCGAACCTACCACTGAACCGGAAACCACCCCTGAAGCAGAGCCTACTTTAGAAGTGCCTGCTGCTGATCCAGCTCTGGACACTACACCTGAAACGGTTGAGCCAGAAGCTGAAACTAATTTAGTTGCTTTTCTTCGTGCTGAGTTAGCCACGAAGTATAAAGAAGTAACAGACCTTACCATCCAAAACGCTACCCTCAACAACGACCTGAATGTCTTAAAGACATCTCACGAACCTATGAAGAAGTTGGTTGCTACCAGCATCTCCAGAATGCAAATCGCACTAGGTGCTCCGATGATGGATATGTCGGATTTACCTGCTGAAGTTGTATTGGCTCAACACGCCAAGATCACTCAAGTGTTCTGTAACAAGTTCCCTGTTGGTGGTGTTGCAGCGGTTGAAGTTGATGAACCACAAACACCGGTCTCTGTGTCTCCGGTAAGCGCGTCGCGCATGAGACAGGCAAAAATTTAATCTTTTACTTTAGACATGGAGGTCTTCAATGACTGCGTTTGCTTTTGATGTAACAGTTCCAGCTAACGAGATTATCTCGACAGCTTTGGGTACTGGTCCTGGTAATACTTTTCTATCTGCTACTGATCTCGGTAAAGCCGTCACGTTAGCAGTCACTAACACAAGTAGCCATGTATTGGCAGCTGCTGGTGCTGAGATCGACGGTTTTATTACCTCGGTTGAGCCTATCACTGTTAACAATGGTTTTTCCTTCGGCGGCATCTTAATTGAAGGTCGCATCCAAGCGACAGTTGGTGCTAACCAAGGTGCAACACCTATGGCTCCTGGTGACTATGTGGTCGCTGACGTGCAGACTGCAGTAGGTACTCTTGGCTTAGCGCAAGTTAAGACTGGCGCACCCACTAAGAAGCTGTGGCGCTGTATCTCCAGAGTTAGTGGTACCGGCGCAACTGGCTCTACTGTTGTGCTAGAGCGCGTTTAATTCAAACACTTTGATAAGGAAATCAAAATCATGTCAGCTTTTACCCCTTCGATTGTCGACCGTGACGGTGCTCGTCATCAGGTTGATCTGTCTGTGGAAATGTACCGTGAAGCGTTTGACGCTAACTTGTCTTTACCACAATATCTTAACCAAAAATTTGATACGGACTCTGAAAAATTCGGCACTCCGTTTCAACAATTGCTTGCAACTAGTGGTTTAGCCTTACGTCGTGATCAACAATCAGGTTTACCTGCCTCGTTGATGAAAGATGTTTTAGATGGCGGCCCACAAATGGCAGTAACCCGTCCTGACGGTAGCCAAGCATTAACTGTGGCGGGCCGTATGTTGTTCCCTGCTGTGATCATGCAGTGGATCGAATCTCAATTGATGGACGACTACACTGCCTATGAAGGTGTGTACAACCGTATGATTGCCTTGACTTCAAGTGCAAACTCTCCGCGTGTTGATCAACCTATCATCGACTTGACTTTACCGCGTAGTTCATTAGCCCAACCGATCGCTCAGTTGGCTGAACCTACTGCGATGGTATCTATCAAGTTGTCTGAAAAGAGCTACCGTATCCCAACCAAGTCAATTGGTTTCGAGATCTCTGATGAGGCTTCTAAATCAACAGCGATTGATTTGGTCGGTATGACTCTACAACAACAAATCATTGGTCAACGTATTGCGCTTATCAACCAATATTTGGTGGCGATGATTGGTGGCGATGCTGATTTGAGTATGACAGCCCTGACTCCAGAAAACATCTCTACTTACGATGCAACTGCTGTTGGCGGTGCTGTGACCAACACAGCTTGGGTTAAGTGGCTCAGAAAAGATTGGACCAAATTGACTATCGATTGGGTGATCTGTGATATCGATACATATCTGAAGATCGAGAATCGTACTGGTCGTCCTACTGTTTACACCGATGCAGGTAATGATATTCGTTTGACTTCAATACCTACAGCGGCTAACCCTGGTATTCCAGGTGGGGTTAATTTCTTCATTGTGGACACTGCAGTCGTAGGCGCTAATACTTTAGTCGGTATTGACTCCCGTAAAGCGATCCACAAGATGATCTATGTTGGTGGAGCGTACTCGGCTGTCGAGCAGTACGTGATGCGTCGTAGTACTGCAATGCGCTTTGATTTCGCTGAGATGTCAACTCGCTTGTATGCTAATAACGATGGTTGGAAAAAGCTAGTTCTGGCTTAAGTACAAAAAGAAAAGGCCCCTTTCGGGGCCTTTTCTTATTTAGTCCATTTAGTAATACCGCAGTTATAAATTCTCGGTACCCCTAATTTCTCACAGTTCTCCGCCTCAGATAGCTCCGGATTAAATTCAGAACCAAGCCGTTTAGGAAGTAATCTCCTGCTGAATTGAGATTTATGGATACGCTTGTTACCTAGGACATACATATAGTCTGGCATCGTAGTATGTGATCTGCTAAACCCTAAAGCCTGATATAACCCCCCTTCACTAAATCTATCATCAGAGTAGCTAATAATCTGCTGAGGGTTTAACTCCCTACAAGCTGCGGTCAAAAGTTTAGAAGCTCCCCCTACAACCTGCCCTTTAGATGCAAAACGTGAAAGTTCCCATTGATCCTTAGAGGGTCTAGCATGTGTAAATACCATTACAGATAATAACTCAGTATCTCTGTAAAGACCCCAACACTGGCCTGCTATCCCAGCCCCTTGAAGATGAACCGAAGTTAGAAATTCTTTAGCTTCACCCCATGATATTTTCCTAACTTTAGTATTACGAGCAAACACCTTTTCCCTACTACCTAACATTAAGCGGATTTGTTGTTCTATACTTTCCCAGTGATTTGCTATCTCATCCTCAAAGTATTGAACCAGTCGAATACCTTTCTGTTTACATAAATCTAATTTATCCCGTTGATGCCATTTGACCCATTCGGAAGTTCTCTTAGGTGCAACGGAGCTATGCCAGTAGATACCATGAATTTCAAATGCTAAATTGAGATTAGGGATAAATATATCCAACTCCTTTCCCTCTAAGGCTTTTCGGTCATTGGATATAACATGTTCATGAGTAATAGATTTAATTAAATCCAGTATCTTCTCTTGAGGTTTTGACGTTTGGCATACCGGACACCTAGTCCCTAGCAACATGTTAGATACGCGAGATATAAATTCCCCGTGTTTTGGGCAGATAACCCTCATTGATCCTCTTACAGTGGTATACGACTCCATATCATAGTCGTACTTATTATTGTGAACTATTTTCAATTGCCTTATAACTGATGTTATATCTCTGGGAGGCTGGCCAGGTGCAGAGTCCCAAGCACATCTTTGGCATCCATGGCCATCCAGATGGTCAGCAGGTGCTTGACTAAAATCACCGTGTTCAGTGCAGGTTATTGTCACTGGAGTATGGTTGCTCTCATACACAACTTTACTGTACCCGTAAATACCTTGGTGAACTTCAGTTGCTTTCTGAATAAATTCTTTAATCCCTCTTCGACAACGATCCCCGGTTGCTCTAGCTGCACACTTTGGGCATCCTGCTTTACGTGATATATGGTTTCCAGGAGTCTGACTAAAGTTTCCATGTTGCTGACAAATTATCGTTACCTTAACCTTTACCCCTTTATAAATTACGTCACGATATGAATATGTATCTCCATGTATTTCTCGCGCTTGAGCAGTGAAATCGGATATCGGTTTAAGGTTTTTCAATGACGCAGTGTCTAAGCGACATTGTGGGCATGCAGAAGTAGTCTTGCTCTGTAGGTGAGTGTAGGCGATTTGGGAGAAAACCCCATGATGTATACATCTTATATCAACAGGGTTAATAGCTCCGGTGTAGTGGGTTTGTGTGTAGTCAAATCTATCTCCATGCTTACATTTAGCTTTTTCAATCCATTGGTCATTAGTTAGTGGTGCCATTTGTGTCTCCAGTCAAGTATGTGCTGTACGTGAGTGGGTACTATATCCTTATCAAGATTAATATACAACCGAATTTCTCCTAAACTTGCATAGCCCCTGTACCTTGACACCATCCGCTAACTCAAGTAAAGTCATCACTAGGACTCTGTTAACTTATATGGATATTTTATGGCCCTCATCGACCCCACTCAAGAACCCGCCGCTACAACTAAAGCAACCCCTAAGAAACACCTGAAGTCATCTGTGTTTCTGGTGGTAACCTCAACCTACCCAGTAGTTGAGCCGTTTACACAACAGCGTTTTGAAGTAGGAGTTCCTACAGAGACCCCTGAGATCACTCAGTGGTTGCAGTATCAGATTGACGCTGGATTGATGGAAGTAACCGAATAAGATCAAACTACGTTGTCTCTTATAAATCGGATTTTATAGGAGACAATAAGATGGAAGTTAAACAGGCTATGGACAGCTACAGATGCATTTCGCGGATCACGTATTAACCACGACCAGTATCACGATCTCCACTACAGATGTCATCTTAGTGGTGAATGCTGCTACTGCGCCGTACCAATCCCCAGTTGATCCGTTAACTGGCCTAGCTACGCTCACCCTTGTCGATGACTTAGCTAACCCCACCAAGATCGAGACGATCACCTATTCTGCTCGTACCGGTACCGGCCCATACAATTTAACTGGCATCACCCGAGGCTCACCCGCTTACCAATGGCTGGCAGGATCAACTTGTTTCCAAGCTCCTAGAGCTGCTGACTTCTTATCAGAAGATAATACCTCTAAGACAACTCCGGTGGCCAATGATGTCATCCAGATCCTAGACTCTGCCGCTAAATACATCCCAAAGAAAGCCACCCTCGCTAGTCTGTCAACTCTGTTGGGCGGGGGAGGCACCGGTACCGGCGCAGCTGGTGCAGATGCACGCTCAGTGAAACTGACCGCTACCACACAGGCCTTCGCCTATAACTCTGCGGGATTAATACCTAGCCCAGCTACTACGACCCTAACCGCTACCGTATTCAGCACATCGGGAGTTGTATCCTACGACTTCTATGTTAACAACATCGCCGTCCAAACCGGCACCGCAAACACTTACACCTACACTCCGCCGACCAATAGCACCAGCCTCCCAACTCAGGTTGAAGTCCAGGTCCGGGAAGGAACTAATCCCACGATTGTCGCCAAAGACACAATGACGATCTTTGGATTGAAAGAGGCATCCAGCGCAATCACAATCTCGCTGTCCAATGAAGCTACTTCCCTACCTACCACGGCTGCGGGGGTAGTCACTTACACCGGTTCCGGCACAACCATCAAAGTCTGGGAAGGCACCACACCCTTGATCGAAGATTCTACAGTTCCCTATGCTAATGGTTCGTTCCGTATCACTACCAATGCATCCGGTGTAACCCTTGGCACTGTCACAGGTGGTGGGACCAATACGGCCACTTACGGTAACGTGACAAATCTGACCGGCGACTCCGCCACTATTGAATACACCATTGTCGTGAAGAATTCTTCAGGTGTTGAATCAGCATTCTTAAGGACCCAGTCCCTAACCAAAGCCAAGCAAGGGGCTGTTGGGCAACGTGGCTCAATCAACGTCTACGTAGCCGGGCAAACCGTTTGGTCTGATGCGGTTGCCAACGCGGCTGTCGCTGCCCAGGGCGGTGGTGTTGTGCTGACGATGGACCAATGTACTCTATACGGTACCGGGTATTCTGAAACCAAGTATTGGGCAGGGGCTTGGGTACCCGTTGGCCAGGTCATCAATGGCAACCTCTTAGTTACCGGCACGGTTGGAGCTAACCAGTTGGCAGCTACCCAGTTGATCACCAACGACGCTCAAATTGATAACGCCCGAATCAAGACTCTGCATGTTGCCGGTCAGGCCATTACAGCTATGGAGTCGGTATACTTACCAAACAGTATCCCAGGGACAGGGATTATCCCCACCTTGCCTACTACAACTACTCCTACAACTTCTACCACCTTGGGGTCAATAGGGGCTGTTACCACTTTAGCGACGCTCCCAATTTCCATAGTACCTTCCATACCAGGAGTTTCAAGTGCGCTAGGGGGGCCAGGAGGTTCATCAAAGAGAATTATCTCATTAGGGTTCAACTACTCTACCTTTGACTCAACCCCCGGATCTATACTTATTGAGGTGCTTAGGGATACGACAGTAATAGCAAATTACGCATTGTCTGTCTCTACCAGTCTAAACACTTATGAATACGATAACTCTTCGATTTCACGAGTAGCTGGGGATGGCTCTTGGACTACCACACTATCCGTTAACGTACCCTTAGATGTTAGTTCTGTAATATCTTTTAGAATGTATTTAGTAACAGGAAGGACAGGTTTCTCCTGGACGTATGCCCCTAGTCTTTATGGCATATTCATTACATCAATAACAGGTAAACGCTAATGGAATATACATATTATGATGGTGTAGGGATGGTAGTGCTTCACTATTATGGAGAGAGGCCTCAAATTATGGATGAGGTACATCCTAACCTTACTAGAGTTACAGGGCATTATGACGGAGACAACATATACTTTATCGCAGGGGTTCCAACTAATAGGCCACCTCAACTGACCCAACTAAATAAAGATACTTTATCTGCTGATGGAGTAGATACGGTCAACGTGACAGGTACTCCAACAGGCACGCTATCGGTATGTAACCTTGACACTGGCGATAGCTTAGTCGGAGACGTCACCGGCACCGCCCAGATCAACAGCAGCTTCCCCGGCACCATCATTGTCCGCATTACCGCTTGGCCTTACTTACCTTGGGAGCAAACCATCCATGCTATTTGAACTCACTCGCCCACTCCCGCAATGTAAAGCTGAAGCGGCTGCTGAAGTTGATAAGGTCGCCGGTGAAACCCGCCTCCGCTTTATCACTACCTCTCCTGGCCAGGAAGCTACCTATACCGCCAAGCTCAATGACGCCAAAGCTTACATTGCTGCCGGATACCCAACAGATACGACCCCTTATATTTGGATCGCCACCGAGGCTGCGAAGACTGGATCAACCCCTCAGATCGTAGCTGACTTGATCGTTTACACATCCAATCTTTGGTCAGCTGTTGGGGCTCAGATTGAAGGGTCACGACAAATGGCCAAGCAGAGTATTACCGGGGCGATCAATGCCGTGCAAGTGCGGGTAGCCGTGCAATTGTTTATTACTGAGATGAGCCTATTATAGGAATTTCCTTAGACAGAGGTTGTTAACCTCTGTATCATACGTGCTGCAAGGAGATACCCCAAGTCATGGAGCGACTTAATGATCACCATCCTTTACACCAATTCCGATCAAGTTCTAAATACCATTGGCCTATCCTCAGATGATTTGGCTGATAGCTTTTTTGTGGCTCGTGATTTTAATCGTCTACTGTCGGTTGATCTATTTACTTGGCTACCTACTCACGCGGCTATAAATATCCCGACCGGAACTCCTGCTGCTTCAGACCAAGCCCAATTTAATTCAGATTGTCTAAGCCTATACTGCACTTATTTCTGTGCATCTAAAGTACTTGACGCCACTTTGGCCATCATGGTCAAAGAATCCGATGGGCAAAGTGAGTACAACCGGTTCTCCTCTCTTGACTTCGCTGCACTCTCCAAAGAGACCCAGCAACAAGCTGGTTACTATCGACACTTATTGTTAGATGCCATCCATGATCCAGGTGCTGCGGTACACACCCAACAGCTCACTGTGGTAGCTCCTACGTATGATCCGGTCACTGGCTAATGAGCATTCGACATGCAGCCAATCGGTTCCGCAAGACTCCGATCACTGGATGGGATGGAACTCAATGGCTGCCAAATATTACTTACGGATCGTTCATCGCTAACGACCGATTTATTTCTGATCGAGAATTTGGAAATAAGCTCCGTAACTTATTAATCGACCCAGCCTTCCCATTACCTGCAAATATCTCATTGGTCAGGATCGGGGACGCTTCCCATGTGTACATGGTGGGCCGCTCCAGCGAAGATGTAGCGGCTGTTTCCTATAGCACCTTGGTAACTCTTCGCCGGGCGTATTACACCGGGACTATCGAGACCTTCGGATCCACAATTACGGCTTCTGGGTTGAAGACCACGGCTGCTCGCCACGTCATTGGTACCTACCCCTGTGATCGGGAAAATATCACTTTCGCCGGATCTAAAGAATTCCCCACTGTGAAGTTTGGAGATGAATTAGTGGTCCTACCAAAAGATGCAATTGTCTCAACGACAAATGAAATACGGATTGACAATAAATGCTATGAGGTTGAGGAAGTCTACACTTTTTCTGGGCTCATCTATTGTCGCTGTGTAGTTAAAGCTAACCCACAAGCAGCAGTTTAAAGGAATAAACATGGCAAAAATAGGTGCGCCACAAACCCAAAAAGCTCTGATCGGTACCTTTGAGTTACGGATTGGCCCAATGAACAAAGCTGGTCGCTTAGCTGCAGAGCATTCGGTCGGTATCATTGATCAGGTTAAGCTCGATGTCCAGATGGATTCAGTGGATCTAATGGCTGGATTTCCTCAGAAGCCAGTAGATACTGCCATCACTAAATTCGTGACCGGCTTCACCGCCACCTTACGAGAAGGGTCCTTACGTAACTTGAACGTGTTGTTAGGTAATGGTTTACAGGATACCAATGTGGAAGGCCCGGACGTATCCGGTATAGTCAACACTTCTGTCGCACTGGTGGCGGGAGCCACTGCACTTACAATGGACATCAGCTTCGCTGGTACGTTAGCTATCGGTGACACGGTAGTGATCTATGAAACCACCAACCCAAGTAACATGTCTGTTAGCAAGGTGGCAACGTTCACAGCTAAGTCGGGCGTCACACCTGCTTCTCTGACACTGGAATCTACTAGGGCATTGGTGTCCATTGCGGGTAAACCAGCGTTTGCCCAGAACGCAAGCGTGAAACTATATAAAGCCCCAACAATTTCTGGTGGCAATATTTCCTCCGCTCCTCAGTATTTTTCAGCACAGTTGATCAGGCTAGATAGAACCACAGGACGCCCGGTAGGGTTTAACTTCTGGAAAACCTCTATTGCGACGGGGGCTGCGATCAGTGCGGCGGTGACTGAGTTTGCTTCCACCGATATGCAGCTGAAAGCGATGGAACCACTTGATAGCGAATATGCAGCAGGGGGGGCTTTGGTTCACCTAGCCAGTATTATCCCATCAAGTCGCGTGTTCCAGATCTTTGATGCCGCCGATTCTGTTAATGGTGCCATAACAGCTCCAATTGTTATCGTATCCAACCCACTATTTGATATTAATGGTGTTGCCTTGAACGACATCAACGGCATCCCACTCACTTCGTTATAAGGATATAACCATGGCTAACATACAAAAAACCTTCGTACAGATTGATGCAATTCTTGCAGGGGCGGCTGATGCCACCATCACTGCTGGTGCCAGTACCACACCGATTATCATGACCCCTGCACAGGTGAAAGCTGCTGTCGTGGCAAACGCTTTTCCTCCCTACGTCACCACAACAAATTTCTCTCGCACCCTCACAGCTGTTGCCACCACTATACCGGTGACAATCACGGTTAATGGAGTTCAAACAGTCACCTCGATCACCAAGAACGCTAACGGTGAGATTCTAACAATGGTTTCTGTCGATGAGGATATTAATGCCATAACTGACTACACCCCTGCGGGTGGGAGAGTGGTTGATGCTGCTAGAACCAAAACTCAATCAAGAATTGCGGCAGGTGGTGTTCAACAAAATCGGACGGTGACTTATAACGCCTCGAACGAAATCATCACTATCGGCTTGTGGGCATAAGCTGGTGCCAATAGCTCTCGATAAAGTATTAATCGTTTACAATCTCGACGACACCTCTGGCATGTCGTTGTCAGTTGCTAACTATTATATTACCAAGAGAGGTTTAAATCCTT